CCCCTCCAAACGGGAACCACCCTCGGGAACCACCCTCTAGACCCTATGGTGGCTATGGGAACCACACACCGTACCGATAGGTACGGGGTGGTACCAGCCCAAAACCTAGAACAATTTGACCTAGACCAAAACTACTAACACCCACCCCAAACCCATGCCACCCATCACCCGACCCTGCCTATCCTGCAGGCAACTCACAACCCAACCAATGAGGTGTGACCTATGCGAAGCCAAACACCAGTCCAAACGCAACAAGGTACGAACCCACTACCAAGGCGACTACAAGACCCGAGCAGCTTGGGTACGAGCCAACGCAACAACTTGTCACATCTGTGGCGAAGGAGAACGAGGCTCATCTGATCCTTGGACTGCTGATCACATCTACCCTGGCGAGAGTGACAGTTTGCTCTTGGCAGCTCATCGCTCCTGCAATTCTTCAATCGGGAATCGGACTCGATGAACCCCCACCGGCAGTCTCGGGGGGTGGGGCAAAACTCAAAACCTTGTCGCGTCAAAGTACCCCTGCCGTGCATCGCAGATGCATGGTCGGCTGCGCACCCCCGACTAGGCTTGGCGCATGGGCAGACCAAGGACGGGAACTGGTGGTGGAACGAAGACGGTTCCCATCGAGCAGAAGCGTTTGAAGGGTTCCCGTATTCGGAACGGTTTGCAGGCACAACCCATGTCATCAAGCGCACTTGCGCTGGTGGATATGGCTGTTGTGCCTTCGGTGCCAGAAGGGTTCGGTCTGGTTGGCACGTCTTACTGGCAGGTGCTGTGGACTGGTGGTCGTCGGCATTTGTCGGAGCTGCACGACACACCGTTAATGACCAGGCTGTGCAAGAACTTCGACAAGATTGCCGAACTGGAGTTGTGGCTTGGCAACGATGTCGAACGCAGGTGGTACACCAGTCCGAATGGTCAGGTGGTGACGCATCCGGCTGTGAAACAGATCGAGCAGATGGATGCGCAGAACACGGCTTGGATGAGTTTGATGGGTTTCACACCTTCGGATCGAGCGAGACTTGGACTCCAAGAGATAAGGGTGGCAAATGAACTTGATCAATACAGGCAACGCAAGTCCAGCGTGGTCGACACCGAAGCTGTATCCGAGGTCTGACGGCCAACAAGTCACCGACTTTGCTGAGACATTTTTGCATGTGAGCAAGGGTGTGAGGGCTGGTGAGGGGTTGAGGTTGACGGGTTGGCAGAAGGGTTTGCTGGATTCGTTGTATGAGCGTCGTGCTGATGGGTTGCTTCGGTACCGTCGAAGCATTGTGGGTTTGGCTCGGAAGAACGGCAAGTCGCTTCTTGGTTCGGTTGTCGCACTGTATGGCTTGATCGAGGGTGAGCCTGGGGCTGAAGTGTATTCGGCTGCTGGTGACAGGATGCAGGCACGGATTGTGTTCAATGAAGCGAAGTGGCAGATCAGTCAGTCACCTGCGTTGTCTGGTATTTGCAAGGTGTACCGAGATGTGGTGGAGGTTCCGTCAACTGGTGCGATCTATCGAGTGTTGTCGGCTGACGCAAAACTTCAACAAGGCCTAAATGCTTCGTGCGTCATATTTGATGAGGTTCACGTACAACCAAACGAGGAACTTTGGAACGCCTTGAGTTTGAGTATGGGCGCACGTAAAGACCCTCAGATCATCGGTATCACTACAGCAGGGTATGACCCTGACTCGTTGTGTGGCCGTCTTTACAACTACGGCAAACGTGTCATCTCAGGCGATCAAGAAGATGAACGGTTCGGGTTCTTCTGGTGGGAAGCTCCAGAGGGTTGTCTGATTTCGGATCGTGATGGTTGGGCTGCTGCGAACCCGAACCTAGCTGAAGGGTTGCTGGACATCGAAGACATGGAAGTCAGCATGAACCAGACGGCTGAAGTTGCGATGAGGCGTTACCGTCTGAACCAATGGGTCAGGACGGACGGTGAATCGTGGCTACCTCCTGGAGCCTGGGACTTGTGCCGGTCAGATATGCAACTGAAACCTGATCTGCCCACCTTCGTTGGTGTGGATATGGCGTTGAAACATGACTCGATAGCAGTCGTGATTGCACAACCACAGGATGGTCGTGTGGTTGTTCGAGCCAAGATTTGGCATCCTGACGCTAACGCAATGGATGTGTCTGCTGTTGAACAACACATTCGTGACATCAACGGGCAGTTCAATGTGGTGGAGAACGCTTATGACCCTGCGTTCTTCCAGCGTTCGGCTGAAGTGTTGTCTGAGAATCATGTGATGGTGGAGTTCCCCCAGTCAGCTGCACGAATGATTCCAGCATGTGGCAACTTGTATGAGTTGATTGTGAATCAGGTGATCGCACATGATGGTGATCCGATGTTCGCTGATCAAGTGTTGTCAGCTGCGCAACGATCAACCGAGTCAGGTTGGCGATTGTCTAAAGGTAAGTCGAAGCGTAAGATTGACGCTGCGATTGCGTTGGCCATCGCATCAGATCGTGCGACATCCAAACAGGAAGTCGCACCCACACCTGGTTTCTTTGTAGTCTAGGGAGATGACAATCTTCCTGCTAGAACTGTTCGCTGTTTCACTCATCGGTTTTGGAGTATTCTTGGTGTCGGTACCCATCGGGCTGATCTTCGTCGGCTTCACAGTTCTATTGTTCGCATTCGCATTTGAGCGTGGGCAGAGGAAGGTCAAAAAGTAAATGTTGTCACGACTTCTGAACCAAGGCACCGAGGATCGTGCAATCTCATTTCAATCGTTGTTTGCTTCAGGTGACGGATTCGCTACTTCAACAAACTCTGGAACCACAGTCACCCAAATAGATTCACTAAAGATTGAAGCAGTGTACGCCTGTGTGCGTCTCATCTCCGATTCAATTTCAACTTTGCCTGTCGATACTTACATTCGGGTCGGTGCAGAACGCCGAGCATTCCGTCCTCGACCACAATGGTTGGACATTCCTGAAACTGGTGTGACACGCACCGAACACTTCCAACAGGTGCTGGTGTCGTTGCTGTTGAACGGCAACTCGTTCACACGAATCGTTCGTGACGACCAAGGCATTGCAGCTCTAGTGGTGTTGAACCCTGAGAAGGTTGAATGCAGTCGTGACCAAGTAACACGCAGACCGATCTACATCTACGACCAACGTGATGTGATTCAGTCTGACGACATGGTTCATATCACCGAACTGCGTTTGCCAGGCGAGTTGCGTGGCCGTTCCAAGATTGATTTGGTCAAAGAGAACCTCGGTTTGGCGAAAGCGTTGGAGGAGTTCGCTGCACGATTCTTTGGTCAAGGTTCAAGTGCGTCCGGCATCATCGAGTTCCCAGGCAACCTGACCCGTGAACAAGCGAAAGATTTGGTTGGATCGTTTGAAGAAGGTCATCGAGGTTTGCGCAGGTCGCATCGTCCAGGTGTGTTGTTCGGTGGAGCGAAGTTCACGAAGACAACTGTTGACAACGATTCGGCACAGTTTCTAGAATCACGCCGATTCGCCATCGAAGAGATTGGTCGCATCTTCAGGTGTCCACCATCAATGCTTGGTGTGACTACAGCTGGAGCGATGTCTTATGCGTCGGTAGAACAGAACGGCATTCACTTTGTTCAGCACACGTTGCGTCCGTACATTTCCAAGATTGAGGATGGCTACCAGAAGTTGTTGGACAGTCGAGCATTCCTCAAGTTCAATGTTGACGGCCTGCTTCGTGGCGACCAGGCCTCACGATATGCAGCGTTCTCAACAGGTCTGCAATCAGGCTTCTTGTCAATCAACGACATCCATCGCATCGAAGACATGGCTCCGACTGAGGGTGGGGATGTGTATCGGGTTCCTTTGGCGAACGTGGATATTGCTGCTGCAAACTTGTCTGAGCTAGATCGCAAGTCGGTCATTGCTCAGCGTTTGATTTTGTCTGGGTTTGATCCTGCTGAGGTGATGGCTTCGTTGGAGTTGCCGAAGATTGCGCACACTGGTGTTCCTTCAACACAGTTGCAAGCGTTGTCAACAATCAATCCTGCTGATCCTGCATCAGTTTATGAAGTGAAGTCGCAGGATATGAGTATCAATATGCCTGAAGTGGTGTTGAACTATACGCCTCCGGCTGTGAATGTTCCTGCTCCGATCATCAATGTTCCTGAGACTGTGGTTCGTGTCAACATGCCCCAGTCGAAGCCAACGATCCGCACCGTTGAGCGTGACGCTGATGGACGCATCTTGACGATCACTGAAAGGGTTGAAGACTAATGGCACACGGAATCAGCGCATACTTGGGCAACGCTTGGATGGATGCGTTAGGGAATGCCACATCGTTCTCGGTTGCTCAGCCGTACATCAAGTTGCATACGCAAGACCCTGGCACTGCTGGCACAGCATTTCCTGCAACCGAGACAACTCGCAAGGCTGTGTCGTTCAGTGCAGCTTCTGCTGGTGGTTTGACATCTGATGCAGATATTAGTTGGACGAATATCACAGGCAACCAAGATGCAACGCACTTCACCTGTTGGGACAACATCAGTGCAGGCAACTTCTTGTTCTCTGGATCAATCGTTGCTGGTGCCTATACAGCAGGCGACACCTACACAATCAGTGCAGGCAATCTCACCGTCTCATTGACGCTCGCATCGTAGGTTAGTGATGGCCGTTCAACGGTTCGTCCTCGACTCAACCACACTCGACAATTCAGGCTTCGGTCTTGGTGGTGGTGCAGCGTTCATTCTTGACACTTCAACGCTTGACGGCGCAGCTGTTCTTGATGGCGGTCAGTTCCTAACTGTTGCCACAGGCTCATCGTCTTTGGGTGGGCTTAGTGCTTCAGCGTCTGCCCAATCAATTTTGTTCCCTGTTCTGACTTCATCGCTTGGTGGATTGGCTGCGTCTGCGACTGCGCAATCCGAGATATTCCCTGTTCTGTCTTCAAGTTTGGGTGGGCTAGATGCCACTGCTCAAGCATCATCAACACTGTTCCCTGTTCTCAATTCTTCACTCGGGGGATTAGACGCGACGGCTTCAGCGTCAGCGGTCATCTTCCCTGTACTCGATGCACCGTTGGATGGGCTGGTTGCTTCAGCAACAGCAACAGTGATCCCACCCGAACCACCCGTCATCCCTCCTTCTGGTTCACGCTGGTGGAAGCAACCTGCCTCACCAGTCGCAAAGCATGAGCTACCAGAACAGATTGTTGTTGAGGTACCGAAACCTCGACGACCTCTATTGGTGTCGGCTCAGGCTGGGTCACGGCTTGGTGGGTTTGATGTGGGTGCGTTGGGTTCGGTCACGTTCTCCACCCTTGATGATGATGCTGAAGTATTGTTGTTGGTCTGATGCCTTATTTCATTACAGACAAATCACCTGATTGTTCAGGTTGGGCAACCGTCAAGGAAGATGGTGAAGTCATCGGTTGCCACACCACGAAGCAGGATGCGATTGATCAGATGGTTGCTGTGTCGATTGCTGAAGACATGGAACCTGGTGGTGAGCGTGCATTGCCGGACAACTATCGTCCTGCGTTGGCTTCTGATGTTCCTGAAGGTCGAGCATGTGGGAACTGCCATTATTACAACGAAGACATGATTCAAGAAGATGGCAGAGATTTGAAGGCGTATTGCATGAAGTGGGATGCGTATGTGAATGGTGGTTGGTATTGCAACGCTTGGGAATCTGAAGAACACGAAGAAGAAGAAGTCATGGATGATCTAGTGGAAGATGTAGAGGACGATGAGATTCGTCAAGTGTCGTTGGATGTTCCTGTGTATATTCGTACAGCTGCACGCAAAGGTTTGGACTATTACGGGCAAGGCTTGGCTGGTGACGGTTTGGTGGATCGGACTGTGCGTGAAGCACGGGAGATGGCACGTGGCGACATCACAGAAGACAAAGTGATTCGCACGAACGCTTGGGGTGCGCGTCATCTTGTGGACTTGGATGCACCAAAGAACTCTGACCCTGATGACAAAGAGTTCCCTGGTGCCGGTGCTGTTGCGTTCTATCTGTGGGGCATCAACCCACTTGACCCTGAACCTGCAATGAATTGGTTTATGTCGAAGGCTGAAGCAATCAAAGCTGAACGGGCTGATGCTCCTGCCCCACCGAAAGATCAGATCACGGGATCAGATAAGAATCCTGTTGGGTCTGCTAAAGCTCCAGCGAGTGGCAAGACGATTGAACTATCAGAAGCCATTGAGACAGGTTTGGCAAACAAAGCCAAAGAACACAACGATGAGGTTGGTGACAATGCTGGCAAACGTGCGACGGTTGGTATGTTGCGCACAGTGTTCCGTCGAGGTGCTGGGGCGTATTCAACTTCGCATCGTCCAGGTGTGACACGGGATCAATGGTCTTATGCACGGGTGAATGCGTTCTTGTATTTGTTGCGCAACGGCAGACCTGAGAATGAAAAATACATTGGCGACAATGATCTGTTGCCGAAGGCTCATCCGAAGTCATCTAGATCGCTTGGCTCATTTGGTACTAGCATTGGCGACATGGAACAAACTGTTGAAACACGTCGCATCACATCAAATGACTTTGAACTTCGTGCCGATCCAAAAGGTAACGGGATGTCGTTCACAGGTTATGCAGCTGTGTTTAACTCACCTTCGGAGCCGTTGCCATTCATTGAACGAATCGCACCAGGCGCATTCTCACGCTCACTCAAATCAAAGAACAATGTGCGCATGTATATGAACCACGATTCAAGCATGCTTCTTGCCACAACCCGTGCGAAAACACTGCGACTATCTGAAGACTCCAAAGGCTTATTCGTTGACGCATCGTTGCCTGATACCTCCATTGGTCGTGACCTGTCGGTCTTGATGCAACGAGGCGATGTGAACTCGATGTCGTTTGGATTCACCGTTCCATCTGGTGGAGACATGTGGTCTGATGATGGTCAGTCCCGTGAACTCCGTCAAATCAAACTCTACGAAGTCAGCGTTGTCACAGGGTTCCCAGCCTATGCAGCCACAACAGCAGCAGTACGATCACTTGATGCCCTTGCTACTCGCACAGGTATTGACGCAGATCAACTCGCAGCTGCAATCACGAACCTTGAATCAGGTCAAACATTGTCGCAAGATCATGCGATGTTGTTGCGTGAAACTGTTGCCAAACTTGAACCTGTGCAGGATTCTGCACCGGCTCGTTTGGGTGTGATGGCGAAGCACCTTGATTTGTTGAAGTCCATCGCCTAACATTTGTTCACTGCATCGTTGACGGAGCCGTCAACCGTGTTGCTGTATGTGGAGCCACATCAGGTTGAGAAGTAGTAACTCCCTGCGTATCCCCAATCCATCAACAATCCGAAAGCAGAAAACAATCATGAAAGAATATCTAGACCGTCAAGTTGAGATTCGTCAGCAAGCCTGGCACCAAGCCAAAGCAATCATCGACGTGGCCACAGCCGAAAAGCGTGACCTCTCAGCAGAAGAAGAGCAGACATACAGCCGTCTCAACGACGAACTGAATGAGCGAGCAGCAACCATTGCCAAACTCCGTGAAGATGAATCACGTGAACTTCGCATGGACGCAGCAACCCGTGAAATTGCAGACCAAGTTCGTCCTGTTGCTTCGGCACCAGTTAACGAAGATGTTGCAATGATCCGTTCGCTCATCAAGGGCGAATCACGTTCGGCTAATTTCGAGCGTCGTGATGTCCTGAAGTCGAGCACTGGTTCACCAGTACCGACATCGTTCTACAACCAAGTGATCATGAAGGCACGTTTGATTGCGCCAGTCTTGGCAACATCAACTGTCCTCAACACTGCTGGTGGCGAGAACCTTCAGATTCCACGTTTGTCAACTTACTCAGTTGGAACTGTCAACTCAGAAGCAGCAACAATGGGCGAAAGCGATCCAGCGTTTGCAGCATTCATCACACTCGGAGCATTCAAATACGGTTTCTTGACACAAGTGTCGCAGGAACTTCTTGAAGATTCTGGTGTTGACATGCTGAGCTTCTTGGCTGATCAGGTCGGTAACGCATTGGGCTTCGCTGTTGGTTCAGCGTTGACTGTCGGAACTGGCACACTTGAGCCAACAGGTATCGTGACAGCTTCTGCTGTTGGTGGTACTTCAGGCACAGCAACTGGCTTCACCGCAGACAACCTCATCGACCTTCTCTACTCTTTGGATGGTGCAGCTCGCAACCTTCCAGGTGTTGGTTGGATGATGACTGGTCAGTCGATTGGTCGAGTTCGCAAGCTGAAGGACACGGCCGGGAATTACGTATTCCAACCTTCGTTGGCAATGGATTCCCCAGACATGCTCTTGGGCAAACCACTGTATGAGAACCCGTCAATGGCTGAAGCCACCACAGGCACCAAGTCCGTAATCGTTGGCCACTTGCCTTCGTTTTACGTGCGTAGTGTTGGTGGCATCAAGTTGGATCGTTCCGATGACTTCGCATTCAGCTCAGGTCTCGCTACGTTCCGAGCAACATTCCGTGTTGACTCGAACTTGCCACAAGTAACACACGTCAAGCATCTCCTCCAGCCGTAAGGCTGAGGGGCTTGTTCCCTTACATCCCATAATTCCCCTAGGCTTAGGGTCGGTACGAACACGCAGGGCGTACCGACCCTATTTCTATTTCCCCCCCCTGCGATCTGCGAAGGAGAAGGAAGTGAAGAATGCTGGTAATAATCCGAAACACAATGGTCGAACTACCACCCCTAGAAGCCGAGATGTTGTTGCATCGGGGAATAGCACACTTGCCCGAAGTGGCAGACCTGCCGATGCAGACTCGCTACGAATCCTTTGGTATTCCAACGCTCCCTTCGTCCCCACCGGCTACGGTACGCAAACAGCGCAAGCCGTCACAAGGCTCGTCAAAGAAGGTCACGAAGTAGCAATCCATGCCATGTACGGACTCGAAGGAGTTTCGTCAAATTGGAATGGAATCAAAATGTACCCACGTGGGATGGCACCATATTCCGATGACGTGATGGTTGCTCATGGAATGGACTGGGCGAATGGCAATCCAAAGTTGCCTTCGTTGTTGATGACTCTGTTTGATGTATGGCCGTTGAAGTCAAAGTCGTTGGAGATGGTCGCGAACATTGCGTCTTGGGTTCCGATTGACCATGCGCCATGTCCAGCTGATGTCGTTGAGTGGTGCGCTCGTCCAAATGTGAAACCAATTGCGATGTCTAGGTTTGGTGAGCAGATGTTGAATGATGCCGATGTGGAATGTTTCTATGTTCCTCATGGCATTGAGTCAGTGTTTAACCCTGATGCAAAGTTTGTGAATGGCGACAAGACATTCACGGGTCGGCAGTTGATGGGCGATGTTCCTGATGACAAGTTTGTAGTGATGATGAACGCAGCGAACAAGGGTGCTAGTCCGTCACGCAAATCGTTCGCTGAGAATATGTTGGCATTCGGTATCTTCGCTCAAGATAAACCTGACGCGATCCTGTATCTACATACTGAGAAGGATGGTGCGATGGGTGGGGTCAATTTGATTCATCTGTTGCATGCGTGTGGGATTCGTGAGGATCAATACAAGATTGTTGATCAGTACGCTTATCGCACTGGGTTCCCTCAGCAGGCATTGGCTTCAATGTACGCATCTGCTGATGTGCTGTTGTCTGCGTCTATGGGCGAAGGGTTCGGGTTGGCTGTGATCGAGGCTCAAGCCTGTGGCACCAGAGTCATCGTCTCGGACTTCACTGCACAGCCTGAGTTGGTTGGGTCTGGGTGGGCTGTGGAGGTGCAACCGTTTTGGGACAATGCGCAGCGTTCTTGGTTCTGCACTCCTCAAGTTGGTTCCATTGTGGATGCCCTGAGACACGCCTACGACGCTCCTAGAGGGGTTGATCAGGTGGCTGTGGACTTTGCACAGGCATACAACGCAGATCGCGTGTGGGATGAACATTGGAAGCCTGTGATGAAGGGACTTGCTGAATGGTGCCGTGCATCATCATCCCCGTCCTGAACAGGTATGACTTACTAGAACGGGCGATCCGCTCGATTGACTATCCCGTCGAGCAGCTCATCATCGTTGACAACGGCGATGGGTATGACGCTGACCTGTTGGCTTGGACTGCGCCTTGGCAACACATTCAAAACTGGTACCTGTGGAGGATGCCAACGAACCTTGGTGTGGCACCTTCATGGAATCTTGGTATCAAAGCAACACCTCGGGCTGACGGCTGGATTCTGTTGAACTCTGATGCGTTCTTTGAACCAGGTCAACTAGAAGTGTTCCACAAGGACTGTGAACCTGATGCAATTACCTTGACGACTGGGATGCCTGGTTGGTCGTGTGCGTGGGTGGGTGCTGGTGTGGTTGAGCGTGTTGGGTTGTTCTCGGAATGTTATGTGCCTGCATATTTTGAGGACAACGATTTTGAGGAACGTGCGCGTCGGATCAATGTTGAGGTGAAGGTTTCGCAGGCAAGGATTGTGCATGACAATTCTTCGACGATTAGGTCGGATGAATCTTTGGCTGGGAAGAACAGCAAGAGTTTCCAATCAAATCAGGAGTTGCATCAGTTGCGTTGGCAGTCTGGGGTTCCTGATGCTGGTCATTGGGATTTGAAGCGTCGAAGGGACTTGGGGTGGGATTAGAAGATTTCAAAGGTGTGCATGATGGTGAGACTGTGTATGTGTTTGGGTCTGGTGCAACGCTGAACTATCTGGCACCGAGTTTCTTTGATGATAAGATTTGTGTGGCAACAAACTTCTGTGGTTCTGTGTTTGGTTTGAGCAAGTATTACGTGTTCAGCCACTATCACGCTGACGCTGTATCAGAAGCGCAGTTAGATGAGACGGTGGCTGTGTTCACACCGTTGCGCGAGCATGGCACCGACGCAGAGTTCTTAGGTTTCATGCCAAAGGTTGTCACGTTTCCAACCACCACTGGTCGTCCTGGCGGATCGTTTGACCCTGCCGGCAAGGACTGGCCGACGCTTGATAACTCGCTGGTCATCGGGTCATCTGGGATTCATGGTGCAATGCACTTGGCTGCGTATATGGGTGCGAAGTTCATTGTGTTGGTCGGTGCTGATTGTGGTGAGTTGGGTGGTGCTGAACGGGTCGAAGGGTATGTGAAGGGGGATACTCCTTGGGGGTTGTATGAGATGCACCTTCGAGACATGAAGCAACGCCTGTTTGAGATGTATGGATGTCAGGTCTATTCTTTGAATCCATTTATCAACTACAGTTTGGAAGGTACTGCGTATCGTGGAGCAGCATCAATCAACTAGAATCGGATCACTATGGCAATCACCAACGGCTATTCGACACGCAACCAAATCAAAGCAGCGTTGCGCATTGGTACGGCTGACACGATTGATGACGAACTAATTGACAACTGCGCTGGAGCTGCATCACGTCTGATTGACGGATATTGCAATCGTAAGTTCTGGGTTGTTGGCTCTGCAACTTCTCGGGTGTTTCAAGCTGAGGATTCGTTCTTTTGCTCAATAGATGACATGTCCGGAACTGCGCTCACTTTGCAAACTTCCACAAACGCTGACGGCATATTTGATACAACTTGGGCTGTGACCGATTATCAGTTAGAACCTTTGAACGGCGATCTTGATGGCATCACTTGGGCGTTTGACAAGATTCGTGCAGTAGGTGATTACCTGTTCCCAACTGTGAATGCCAACTATGGTTCTCAAGCATTGGTGAAGGTGACAGCAAACTTCGGTTGGCCGTATGTCCCTGAACCAGTAACCCAGGCAACAATCATTCAGGCATCACGTCTGTTCAAACGATACGACAGTCCATTGGGTGTCGCAGGATTCGGTGACATGGGTGCTATCAGGGTGAGCCGTGCGCTTGATCCTGACGTGGCACAGCTCGTCGAGCCGTACCGGCGCATGCGTCTGTTCGCATGAGTTCAGTAACTACTGTCTCCCAAATCAAAACTGGTTTGGCAGCGAACCTATCAACTGTGTCAGGGCTTCGCGCTTACGCCTACCAGCCAGACAATGTGAATACCCCGTTTGCTTGGCCGTTGCTGGATTCGATCCAATACAACGGGGCTATGGGTGGGGGTTTGATTACCCACAGGTTCACGATCAGTGTTGTGGTGGGTCGTTCGGCTGAGCGCACTGCACAAAATCTGTTGGATGGATACCTGTCATATAAGGGTGCTACTTCTATTCGTCAGGCGATTGAGTCGGATCGTACCTTGGGTGGTGTGGTGCAGGATTTGATTGTTGAGTCAGCGAATAACATCTCTACCCTTGAAGCAAATGATGCAATATATTTGGCGATTGACTTCGTTGTCACGGTGTACGCCTGACCCCTTGCCGAGTGTTGCTTAATGCGTGTAGTGTTATCGCATCGGCTCAGCCGAGCAGACATCAACTCGAACGCCGATAGGCAGGAGCAGAATCATGGCAAAGCAAGTTCTTACAAACGTGGCAGTCACCTTCGGTACTGCCAACACCGATATTTCGGGATACGTCACAAGCATCACTCTGTCAACGACAGCTGCTGAAGTAATGACTTCGGCGATGGGGTCGTCAGCGATGACTCGAATCCAGGGAATGATTGACTCCTCGGTCACGATTGAGTTGCAACAGGACTACCCAACGATTGAGAAGTTGTTCTGGGATGCGTTCTCTGCTGGTACTGCTGTACCGATGACAGTGAAGCCAAACGGCACTGCTGCTGCTTCGTCTAGTAATCCTTCGTATGCGTTTTCGGCGCTACCTACTTCATGGACACCCGTAAATGGTGCCATAGGTGACCTGGCCACCGTCTCAATCACGTATCCAATCTCTGGTGCAATCACCAAGACAGGCACTGGCGCATAGTTCTTTAGTAATCCAATCCCTTACCTGCGGAGGTAGAGAATGAAAATAGCACTCAGTTTGACTAGTGCATTAGATGGCAAGCAACGAACAATCATGGCTGCGTTCCCAGACTTTATTGCGTTTGAAAACAAATATAATCGCAGTGTTGCCAAGTTTGAAGCTGAACTCACATTGACCGATCTTGCATACCTTGGATGGCATGCAGAGAAACGGTTGAAGAAAACTGGGTTGGACTTTGAATCATGGTGCGATGAGATTGAAGCACTCGAAGTGGGAGACAGCGCAGACGCAGTGATCGTCCCTTTGGAGATAAGTCAGCCCACTGGGTAATCGCATTCCTGTCCGTCGAGACAGGGATTGCGCCTTCAGTTTTGCTGGCAGAAGAACCACGAATGCTGTTCACAATGTTGGCGTACCTTCGATGGAGAGCTATTCATCTAGGCAAGTAGTATTCGTGCATGGCAGTTATTAACCCAGGCACAAGTCGTGCAGGAACATTCCGTTCAAACATTCAGAATGACTCACCAGTCTCGGCACCGGTGCAGATTCTTGGTATCACCGAGTATCTTCGTGCTGCTTCAAAGTCATATCCTGAGTTCAACAAGTATGCCCGTATCGCATCAAAACAAGTTGCCAACTTGATAGTCGTTGCAGCCAAGTTTGAAGCAGCTTCAGTGACACGTAATCGTCAGGCTATGGAAGTGATGAAAGGTATGGTCGCAACCAGTGACCGTGTACCAACTATCAAACTGTTGGAAAACTCTGTATTCCAATCTCGTTCACGCAAGTATGGTTCTTCATACAACATCAAAACCCGTCGAAGGATAAGGCGAGCAGTGACCAGAGGTGACGTGTTCTTCGGTGCTGAGTTCGGTGGAGGCTCACATGGCTCAGGCAATCTAACTTCGGCTGGGGCTAAGTCTCGCGCTGGGACTGAGATGTTCCGTAGGGGTGGGGGTAGGACAACCCAGTTTCTTCGGCATCGTGGGCAGTCTGGTTATTTCTTTTGGCCTGCTGTTCGCAAACATAAGGGTGATATTGCTGAAGCCTATTTGGGAGCGATTCAAAAGGTCTTGGATGGCTTGGCAGCTAAGGGAGCAGCGCAAGCGATAGAACGTGAGACGGTTGGTTTCGGCCCTCTGTTGAGTGATTCTATGAAAGTTATTTAGATAGTTGACTTTGGCTGTGGTTTCGCTACCCTGTAGATAGGGAGGCGTTCATGGTTGTCTATTTTGATTCGGTTAAGTCTGTCCAGCCGAAGCCGTTCGCATCGAATTGGGATGACCTCAAAGAGCGTTTGATGCATCATGAGGAGAATGCCCACAAGTCTGATGGTGCGTTGTGGTCGCCTGTTGAGTATCACCAAGGTAGGACTAGAGGCAACACTGCTGTTCGGTTCATTGAAGCGTTGGTGGTTGACATGGACGGTGAGTCGTTTGCCAATGCCAATCTTGATGGGTTTGAGTATCTTGCCTATTCCACATATTCGCATCGACTAGATGATCCTCACTATCACTTGGTTCTGCCGATGGCTGAGCGTGTGCCAGCAGGATTGTGGCGAGCGATATGGGGTGAACTGCATGAACGCCTCAACCTTCAAGGCGACCCTGCGACCAAAGACCCTGCTCGTATCTTCTATCTTCCACAACATGCACCAGATCAACCTTGGGAGTTCCACGAACAATCAGGCAGATTCATTGACACAAACTTTGAATACGAACCTCTACCAAACCCAACACCTGCGTCACCACGCCAATCGGCTCAACCTCGACGTAGGCGCACTGTTCGTGTTGAGATGGATAATGCTTGGTGGGATGCTGCAAAACCCATGACACAGTATTCACACCTTGAAGGTCATGCGTTGTGGAAAACAATGGCAGATGATTTCCGTGTGATGGTTGCCGAGTACCGAGAAGCCGTGCGCTTGGCAAGTCAGGATGTCATCTAGAATTGTTGCATGGCTGGCGAACGCACCTTTGTTGTCAAGTTCATTTCCGATGTTCAAGGTGCGCTTAAAGGAATTAAAAGGGTTGGCGATGATCTAGGTGGGATGGGGAGCAAACTTGCTTCTATATTGCCATCATTTAAGACTGTTGCTATTGCAGGCACGGCAGCCTTTGGTGCGGTTGCAGCGTCATCGTTCAAGTTGGTTCAGATGGCTTCCAATTTGGAAGAATCACAATCCAAGGTCAACACCGTGTTCGGTGATTCAGCCGGTATCATCAACGAGTTTGCTGATACTTCTGCTCGCACGTTCGGTATTACTAAGCAAGCTGCATTGGAAGCCACTGGAACATTCGGTGCATTGATTTCAGCATTCGGTCTTGGTCAAGGTCAAGCATCAAATATGTCGGTCACATTGGTTCAATTAGCAGCCGACTTGGCTTCGTTTAATAATACGGATATTGAAAGTGCGATTGGTGCATTGCGTTCAGGTTTGTCTGGTGAAACTGAACCATTGAAGAAGTATGGCGTTGTTCTATCTGATGTTCTCCTCAAAGAAAAAGCATTGGAGATGGGATTATATGACGGCAAAGGTGCATTGGATGTAAAGTCAAAAGTTCAAGCGTCTTATGCGTTGATCTTGGAACAAACAGCAATTCAACAAGGTGATGTTGCTCGAACCTCGGAAGGGTTCGCCAACCAGATGAAGTTCTTGAAGGCTTCGTTGAGTGATGCTGCAACCGAACTTGGCACCATTCTGTTGCCATACTTCAAAACTTTTGTCTCGTTCCTCAACGACAACATCATTCCTGGTGTGATGGCATTTGCTGAAACTCTTGGTGAGAAGGGCGTTGGTGCTGCGATGGTTGCTGGTGTAGCAGCAATGGAGAACTTTGGAATCACTGCGGTGAATGTCCTTGAAGGTGCCTATGTTGCACTGCTTAACTTCACCCACGATCTATCCAAGACTGTGCGTATTTTGGCTGATGCTGCTGCACTTGGCTTCGGTTTACAAGGAAACATTGTTGGTGCAGGTAAGTCATTGGCTGTTGCTGTTGCAATGTCTAAAGTGCAGGATGCAACGAATACGGCGTTGGCTGGTGCTGGCGCAATGTTCGATGGTTTCCGTGCCAAGGTTTATGCTGCGCAGTTGCAGTTGGCTCAGATGAATCGTCCAGCAGGTGGTAGTGCTGATGCAATGGAGCGTCTTGCCGGATCAGTCAAGAAGATCGTTCCAGTGATGACTGAGGCTGAGAAGGCTGCTGCTGCGTTGGCTGCTGGGCTTGGTGCCGGTGGTGGTGGTGGTGTGGCTAAGACTGTTAAAAACGCAACTGAAAGGTTCAAGGAATACACGGATGCGTTGAAGTCAACCAACTCTGCACAAAAGGCGTTTGATAAAGCTCAGAAGGAGTCAATCAAATCTGGACAATCTTTGACTAAAGCCAATACTGATTTGGCTACAGCTCAGGCTGCGTTGGATAAGGCTGTTGCTGGGTATGGTGCCGATTCTCCACAGGCTAAGAAGGCTGCGAAAGATTTAGAGCAGGCTCAGCGTGGGTTGGAACGTGCAGGATACAACGTGGAGGGTTCGTTGTTTGCGATCAAGGATGCTGAGGAGGCGTTGAAGAAGGTTCGTGCTGATCCCGAGTCAACACCCCAAGCGATTCGTGAGGCTGAGATTGCGTTGGCTGAGGCGAAGTTGTCGAGTGCTGATGCGATTGATGCGCAGACTGAGGCGACTGATGGTTTGACTAAGGCAACTAGTTTGTTGAGTGATGCTGTTAATGGTGCGTCTATTGGTTCCGATATTTACAAAACTTTATCGGATGCCTTGACTGATGCGAAGAAGAAACAGGCTGATGCTAGTGAAGCTGTGGCTGATGCGATTGACCGTGAAGCTGAAGCATTAGAACGGTATAGCGATGCGTTTGATAAGGCTGGTCAGTTGGCTATCAAGTATCCAAAGATTTCTGCTGCAAATCCGATGTCTCCGTTTGCCAGTGGTATCCCTGCAACCGTGACAGGTAATGCGATGTCTTCGTTGCGTCCTGAGCAGATGTCGGGTGGGACGACTGTGGTTGTGCAGGCTGGTCTTGTTTCTTCGCCGGATGAGATTGCTGAGCAGATTAGTGATTTGATGAGTCGTCGTGCGCGTCTTAATGGTGGCGATCTAACGGCGTTCTTCTAATGGCTAAGGCAACCAAGTGGGGTTCAACATATAAGGTGTTGTTGGATGTGGGGTTCTTGGCTGATGCATTCACATTGGATTCCAGTTTGCTTGATGGTACTGATGTGTTGGATGGGTCAACAGACTTTGTTGATGTCACCGAGTATGTGACGAACATCAATATCAATCGTGGTCGTTCAACTCAACTTGATAACTTCCCGTCATCCAACTGCACCATCATTGCCGATGATCGTGCAGCTGCACGATACTTTGATCCGTTGAATACAGCGTCGGAATGGTATTCAGGTGGCACGGTTGGTATCGCACCACGACGCAAGTTCCAGGTGTACGGAGGTACAGCCGGTACCACAGCAATGTTCTCAGGGTTTGTGTACGACTTGAACATGGATTATGCCGAACCAAACCTGTCAACAGCAACAATCGTTGCCACTGATGCACTCGGCCAACTTGGTCAAACTGTGCTGACCGCATTCAACCCTTCTTCACAGTTGACCTCTGCGCGTGTGTCAGCGATCTTGGATCGTCCAGAGGTGGCGTTCTCGACTGCGTTGCGAAACATTGAGACAGGTATTGCGACGTGTGGAACGGTTGCGTATGACGATGCAACGAATGTTCTTACAGCATTGCAGGATGTGGCTATCGCTGAGGGTGGGCGTTTGTTTGTTAATCGTTCTGGGTTGGTTGAGTTTGATGCTCGGATTGCTGTGTCGTTTGGGACGGCTGTGGCTTCGTTTGGTGGTACGGCTGGGTTGCCGATTCAGTCTTTGTCAAATGTGTATGGGGCTGAGACGGTGTTGAATCGTGTCGCTGTGCAGATTGATGGTGGTACGGCTTCGTCGATTGCGTCTGGTACAGCGTCACAGGCTGAGTATGGGATCAAGGCGTTATCGTTGACGGGGGTTCCGTTGGCTACTGATGCTGCTGGGTCGGCGTTGGCGTTGTCGTTGTTGACTAGGTTCCAAGACCCTGTGGTCAGGTTCTCGGAGATGGATGTGTTGTTGAATGCGTTGACTTCTGCACAGCAGGCAACGATGGCAGGGTTGGAGATAGGCGACATCCTGTCGGTGACTAAGACTTTCGCTGTTGGCACACCGGCAACGGTCACACAAAATGTGGTTGTCGAATCCATACGGCACAGCATCAACCCGTCACGACATACAGTCACTGTTGGGTTGGGGCAAGTCCAACTGATCTTGCCGTTCGTCTTGGATACCTCACCGTTGGATTCAACCCTTTACGGTTTGACCTAGAATGGGAACACTATGGCAGGCTTAGGACGCAAAACATTCTCACCAGGCGATGTGCTGACATCAAGTGATGTCCAAGGATATTTGATGGATCAAAAGGTGATGGTGTTCTCAGGTACAGCAACACGTGACTCAGTCATCCCAAGCCCATCAGCAGGCATGACTTCATACTCAACTGCATACAACTTCATCGTGTACAACGGCACCTCTTGGGTGTCGGTATAGAATAGGGGCATCATGGCTGGATCAGGACGCAAAACATTCTCACCTGGAGACGTACTCACAAGTAGTGATGTTCAGAACTACCTAATGGATCAATCCGTCATGGTGTTCGCAGGTACAGCTGCACGGGCTTCAGCAATCCCATCACCATCAGCAGGCATGGTTGCGTACTCGACTGCAACATCGTTGCAGGTGTACAACGGAAGTGCATGGGTTGACTTGTCAACAGGATACGGTGCTGCTACAGGTGGCACAAGTTCATCAATTACGGATGGCGGAATAAGTTACACACTTTTAACTTTTAACTCAACAGCAACATTGACAGTTACAAAGGCTGGTTTGTTTGACATTTTATGCATTGCTGGCGGTGGTGGTGGTGGCAAAAATTCAACCCACGGCGCTGGTGGTGGTGGTGGTGGCGGTGTTACTAAAGCAACCGTTTATTTAGATGCAACAACATATAGTTTAGAAGTTGGTGGCGGTGGTGCCGGCTCAACAACAAATGGTATAAGTGGAACGGTAGGTTCAGCGTCGTTTTTCCCTGCAGGTTATTACATTGCTAGTGCTGGTGGCGGTGCTGGCGACGCTCAAGGTAGTTCAAGTAATATCATTTCCCGTGGTGCGTCTGGTGGTGGCAGTCGTGGTCTTACTGGCGGTGGTGGCGGTGAAGCAATCGCAGGCACACAAGGTAAGGCTGGCGGTGCTGCTGGCGGTGGGTTCAATGGTGGTGGCGCTGGCGGTGGTGGAAATCAAGCAGTTGGTAGTGATGCTGTCAGTGAAAGCGTCGGCGGTAATGGTGGTGCAGGTTTAACCACAACTTTTAACGGTGCATCAAATGTGTTTGGTAGCGGTGGTGGTGGACAGGGAAACACAACAGGTGGCACAGGTGGAACGAACGCAGCAAACGGCGGTACATCTGCATCAACACCTGCAAACGCAACAGCCAACTTTGGTGGTGGTGGCGGTGGCGCAAAAGGTGGTAGCGGTTCAAACGGTGGTTCGGGAGTAATTATGGTGAGGTTCAAGGTTTGATATGGCACATTTTGCGCAAGTAACTAACAATTTTGTTACACAAGTTATTATTGTTGACAACTCTGATTGTGCTGGGGGTTCTTTCCCCGAATCAGAACTAGCAGGTCAAACATATATTGCATCACTTGGCATTGAAGACGAATGGTTGCAAACAAGTTACAACAACAACTTTCGTGGAAGATACGCAGGCATCGGCTACACCTATGATGCTGATCTAGATGAGTTTGTTGCACCAGTAGTTGAGCCTGACTGATGTGTTCCGTTCTCGTTGGCTGATTGTTGCGCCTGCGCTTCTAGCTTCGATCTTTAGTTTCATTCCGTCAGCGTCAGCTGAGCCGGCACCAGGGTTGTCCACGTCGTACTACACGATTGATGTCGTTCCTCCTGTCATGTCTGACAGTGTGTATCCATTGTGTGGTTCGGAGGTTGAGAACAACATCAATCGAAGCTATGACGGTGAGCCGTATCTAGATTGCACAGGCGATCTGTTTATGGTTCACATGACTGGGTTCATCACGATCCCTGTGCATGAGACGATTGAGTTTTGGTTGGCTTCTGATGATGGTGGCATCATCAATATCGACGGCAATGAGTGGGGCAACTGGGGCGATCAGGGTTGCTCTGCCACTGAGTCTGGTCAGATAGACATTAGTGCAGGCAGTCAGCCACTCGACTTGTGGATGTACGAGAACGGTGGTGGAACATGCGTGATGTTGGCTTGGAACATTGATGGTCAAGGTTTTGAGATAGTTCCCGATGAAGCATTCACCACCAACTATCAACAACCACCAAATACAACTATCCCTGACACAACTATGCCGGAGACAACCACAACATGGACTACCAGTACCACGACAACTTCTACGACTGTCGAACCAACAACTGTTCCTGCTACAAACCCCTCGACTACTTCGACACCTCAAACAACTTACACATACCCACCAGAGACAATGCCACCAGCACCACCTGCAACGGTTCCTCCACCACCCATAACGATGCCAGCCCCACCAGAGACCATCCCTGAACCACCAGCCACCCTGCCAGTCGTATTACAACCATTCATCCCCCCCATGACCCTGCCCGAATTGCCGACCTACGCTACCGTTCAGCCACCTCAAACGCTACCGTTCGTCACACCCCCAGCCACGATGCCCCCACCCCCAGCCACCCTGCCCTTACCCCCGACAACGGCACCACAGCCACCACAAGCCCCTGAGACGAGCCAACCAGCCAAAGACGCAGAACTCCCACCCATCGCAGACAAAGCCGTTGTCGAAGCCCTAGCCAACATCGAGGAAGCAACCCCAGCCGAAGTCCAAGCCGTCGTCACCGAGCTACTCGCCTTCGCACTGACCACCGACCAAGCCGTCTCTGTTGCATCCGAACCAGCCGTGTTGGAAGTGTTGACGAACGCTGAAGCCGAACAAGTATTTGAGCAGGTTGCTGTTGAAGAACTGTCAACCGAGCAGGCGACTGAGTTGGTGGCTGCTGTGCAGGAAGCACCAACGAAAGTGCGTAAAGCATTTGAGGCTGTGTTGAATCTGTTTGAAGGTTTCGCTGATGATTACACGATGACAAATCAGACTGTGCCTATCAAAACTCGTCGTGCGCTGATCGCCTTGGGTGCTGTATTCTTGGTGTCAGCCCCTGCACCAATCCGAAGGAATCGATGATGAAGTTGTGGGGTGAGTTCCATGCACTGCTGTGGACTATTGCTGCTTCTGTCACCACGATTCTCACGTTGTCTGGGGCTATCCAACGGGTCGTGATCTGGCTCACTGTTGGCGCATTAGTTCTGCACTTGATCGGCGCACTCAACAAGAAAGAAGATAAGTCATGAAGAAGTTCCAAGATGTCGCAGGTCGTATCGTTGCTGTGTTCCTGTCATCGGCACTCGCAATCGTTGGTGGTTCAGCAGTGATCGCACCAGAACTTGAGATATGGAAGTCGGCTGTGTTGGCTGGGTTTGCAGCTTGTGCCACTGTCGTGCAGAAGTTGGCTCAAGCATCCCTTGATGGCAACCTCACGATGGAAGAAATCAACGACGCATTCGGCGCAAAGAAAAAATAACTCATGACCAAGATGCCTTGGCCTGTAGTCCCTATCAAGTGGTGCGAACACCTAAAAGGCAAGAAGCCTTCGCAGGTGTCGCTCACGATGTTGCGACCCCTGAGCAACGGTGGTGGTCAACTGCATCATTGCGCTGCTCGCGCTTGGGAAGCAATGAAGCATGCAGCTAAGGCTGAGGCTGGGATCAATCTGAAGCCGACTAGTGCTGGTGACACGTATCGAAGTATTGCTCAGCAGAAGGCTGGGTTCCTGCAACGGTTTCAAGTGGAGCCGATTGAAGGCGCACAGACCCGAACCTATGAGGGCAAGAAGTGGTATCTGAAGAAGGGCATGGCTGTTCTTGCAAGTCCTGTTGATGATCCTGCGAAGTGTTCACGTCACATGATGGGCATCGCCGTCGATGTTGCAAACGCATCTGGGAAGGTTCTTGCATGGCTGTTGGAGAATGAGCAACGCTTCGGGTTCAGTCACGAAGTTGTCAACATGCCTGGTGCAGAACCTTGGCATTTGCGCTGGACAGATTCAACACCCAACCAAGCTGTCCTCGATTACGAGGCAGCGAACCCGAAGCCTGCCGCATGATGGATTGGGGCATCGTTCTTGCTGCGTTGATCACGGCTGTAGGTGGGGCTATGACAACGCTCATGTTGGTGATGCGTAAAGAAAACACGCAAGACCACGCAAGGGTTGTGGATGCCTTAGACATGCTTAGTGGAAATGTGGACAAGATTGGGACTAAGTTGGATTCACACATCGACTGGCATCTCAAGGGGACTACCAATGGCGAAACTATTGCAGGAAATAAAGTCGCAAAGCCTAAGAGGAACCTCAAAGCTCGATGAGATAGTTGCTCAACTCTCTGCCGAAGATGGCAAAGACTTACGCGAAGCAATGGCAGACCCCACGATCAGACCCATGCAGATAGTGCATGCCTTGAAGAAGCGTGGATTCAAAATGTCTCCATCGGTAATCACCCGACATCGAGACAACAATGTCACTCGCTGACGACTTACGCGAAGCAGGTCAACCAGCATGGCCAGTGATCCAACCTGGCAAACGATACACAGTCCCCACCCTCAACCCACAACCAATCAAGCATGGCGAATACCAGACGGCTGTGATTCTGCCTGACATGCAGATCGGATACTTCCACAATGCAGCAGGCTTGGAAGCAATCCACGATGAGCAAGCGATTGAGGTTGCGTTACGGATCATCAAAGCATCGAAGCCTGCACAGATCGTTTTGGTTGGCGACAACTTAGACCTGTGCGAGTTTGGCAAGTACCGCTACACCCCAGCCTTCGCAAGAACGACCCAAGCTGCGATTGATAGGGCAACAGAACTGTGCGCACAGTTGCGCAAACTGGCACCCCAAGCCGTGATCACATGGATCGCAGGTAACCACGAAGAACGCCTCGGCAACTATGTTCTGGACTCGGCTGCTGCTGCGTTCGGGTTGCGACGTGGCAACATTCCTTCTGAGTGGCCTGTGATGTCGGTGCCATATTTGTGTCGTTTAGATGAGTTCGAGGTGGAGTATCTGCCTGGATACCCAACGGGTGCGCATTGGATCAACAACAATTTGAAGGTCATTCACGGCGACAAGGTTGCTTCTGGTGGTTCGACTGCGCACAAGTATCTGTCATCTGAAAAGGTGTCTGTCATCTTTGGTCATGTTCACCGGCGTGAATGGGCTGAACGGACTAGGGATTATCACGATGGTGCGCAAACGATTATGGCTGCATCACCAGGTTGTTTGGCTCGTACTGATGGTGCCGTGCCAAGCACTAAAGGAAGTACCGATTGTGATGGTCGTCCGTTGTTTCGTTCAGAGGATTGGCAGACAGGTATCGGTGTTGTCACGTATGAACTTGGTGACGGCAAGTTTGTGTATGAGCAGGTTGCGATTAGCAACGGTTGGGCGAGGTGGCGTGGTGTGGATTACTTCTCGACAGGTGGGATGTGATGAGTCAGCCAATGGTGCTGGTCACTTGGGCTGATGCTCATTCGGGTTCGGAAAGTTGGACTCCCGTTGATGCACTTGACAAGGACGAGATGATCGTGTCGACGTGTGGGTTCTTGTTGGCGACTTGTGATGGGGGCAAACCTGACCACATCACCATCTATCAGTCACGGACGATGGAGGATGATGTTGACCATGTTTTGCACATTCCCGTAGCTATGGTGCGCCACATGGCTATCTGTACCCCTGAAACCCTTACAAAATAAGGCTCAAAAAATATCTGAAACAATGCTTGCATTTGTCTTACAATGCCCCTAGATTGAAGTCATCAAGGAAACACCTTGAGTCTCAAAGGAGGGACATCATGAAAGTAGCAAGCAAAAGAATATGGGTTGACCTTGGTGGTCGTTGTGTATGCGATGACCATCTTGGATACGAAGGCAGATATGTTCTTGCCGAACGACCAACAGCAAAAAGAATCCAAACAGGTATGACCGTTTGGGAGAAAATGACCAAGACAGAAATCTTAGAAATCAGCGTTGAGTTCTGTGAAGGTGGAACCATCTGTGAAGAGTGCCGAGGTGGACGATGACCCCTACAGCACCACAAGACATCAAGAACATCAACACGATGTTTGAAACAATTCAACCATTAATGGAGAATCTATACGGTCGTTGGTTAGATGAACAAGGACTTGAAGACATCAAAGACTACGCAAAAGTTATCCAAGTTGAACTTGACAAATATGGATTCACCATTGTTGTGATGAAGAAAAAACCATTCGGATTCACCTTCAAAATCAATGACACAGAAGCAATTTACCAACTCACAATTACCACAACTCAATACAAATGGAAGAGGGCATAATGGAAACATACATCGACAACCAAGGCAATATCGTTTGCTCAATCCACATGGATGCAAGCGTCATGAACAAGCACGACCAATGTGACGAATGCTTAGATGATGCACACGAAGCAGAAATCCTTAACGAGTGTCAAGAATGTTTGAATGGCACCCATATTGCGGTTCAACTCGTATGACCACCAAGTATCCAACGCTCACCATACGCATACCCCAACACACCATTGATTGGCTAAATGCTGAGGCAAAAGAATATGACATGACCAAAGCAGAGATTGTCAGACAAGCCCTCAACCTCTACTACAAGACAAAATACTCACTCAACGACTAGGGTGAAGGTTGGCTCGTTCGCACCCATTGGTCGCAGAACAGCCCCTCACCCTTCCTCCTTGGGGTGAGGTCATATATCCACTCACCTGCGAAGATCGGACAGACCATGAGACGCATCACAGCAACCATCGTCACCACACTCACCCTCATCATCGGCATCGGAACTGCACACGCAGTCCAAGCCCCCGAACCCACCCACAGCCCTTCCGTCACCCGTACAGAAGTGATACCAAGAGAACGCCAACCAACCATCGTGTTTCGACATGGTGACATCTCTTGGTTGCCACAACTTGCACAGCAAGCAGGATGGCCACAAAAGACTTGGCTCAGGCTAGGTCAAATAATCCTTCGTGAGTCGGGTGCCTGCGCCTATCGAAAAGGGGGAGACATCGTGAACAAGAACTGTGAAGTGATTGGTCATGATGGTTCAAATCATGCGTCCGATTCTGGGTTGCTTCAAATCAACGGGGTGAACTACAACCCGAAGCGAAACAAGTATGCGCCTATCTGCACACAGATGAAGATATGCACCCAAGAACCGTTGCTTGATGCACTCACCAATCTCAAGGCTGGACTGCTCCTGTTCAGGGCAACAGGTTCTGATTGGTCGCCTTGGATAGTTCCTGAAGGTGGTTGGTGAGTATCCACCACCATGCAACAGCATTGCTCTACAGTCGAACATGACCCAAAGGAGGGTACACAATGGAACCAATGACAGATAGAAACAAGGCAGGCTGGATCATCGCATTCACACTGATTGGATGGATGTTCTTCTTCCTTCCAGGAGGTGAAGACATCAACCAGCCACCACAAGGAGAACCTACGCAACGGGCATGGACAATTTGGATCATCATTAACGTGATCCTTCTAGTCAAAGTTCACCTGTTGATTAGTCGTGAGCATCGTGCAGCTAAACGATTCAATCGTGCGATGCAACGGGCAAGAAAACTGCACCCAACGTGGCGCAATGACTGAGGTTCATGTTGTTGAAAGTTGGTCTGAAGGCGCACATGTGTTCAGACCGACACAACCACAATGGATGATCCAAGCCAAATGCAAAGGTCAAACAGAACTATTCTTCAACGAAGGCAACAGCATCTATGTTCGTGCAGCCAAAGTTATTTGTGGCACCTGCCCTGTTCGACGTGAATGTTTAGCATTCGCCATGAAGAACGACGACCAAGGGATTTGGGCTGGTACCTCAACGAACGAACGTGAACGCATCAGGCGTTCGTTACGCAAGAACATTAGAGTCTTGACATCATGACATCACCACAGAAGCGCAAAGGATCAGCAGCAGAGTTAGCGGTGGCTAAGTGGCTCAACCGTCTCGGCTGGACTGGTGCCGAAAGAAGCCGATGTGGTTGGACTGACGATAGAGGCGACATCGACGGCATACCAGGTGTCTGCATCGAGGTGAAGAATGAGAAGCGTATTGACCTGCCAGGTTATTTGCGTGAGCTTGAAGTGGAGATGAAGAACGCTAAGGCTTGGGCTGGTGCCGTCATCGTCAAACGGCGTGGCTCAACCAATCCTGCTGACTGGTATGCGGTGATGCCTGCACAGAAGTGGGCTGAATTGTTGCTTGAATTAGACCGACCAAACAACCCCACAACACCCTTAGAGCAGTATCCTCATCGGCACACAAGTTAAGTGCTACAGTCACACTTCCAATAATTCCCAAACATCAAGGAGACCCTGCAATGTCTGATCAATTCTTAACTGAAGAAGCACCAAAGGATCGTTGGGGACGGTACCTCGTCCAGCAACCTGAAGGCAAACCTCGGGGCTACACACGTGTCACAACGATTGCCAAAACACTTGACGACACAGCATCACTTGCTGATTGGAAAGTGCGTATGGCAATCACAGGTTTGGTGCAACGACCAGACTTGTTGGCACAGGCATCAACTGCCATTGATGATCGCACTCGACTCAACAAGATTGCCAACGATTGTGTTGAAGCATCAGGTGGATACAGCCGTGCGAACCTCGGTACAGCACTTCACGCCATCACCGAGCAGATAGACCTCGGATTAAAGCCTGCGATCCTGCCAGGTTTACAAGCCGACATTGATGCATATGTTGCAGGTGTTGCAGCTTACGGAATAAAGATGCACGACGAGTTCATCGAAGTGCTACTCATAAACGACGAACTTGAATACGCAGGCACAGCAGACCGAATCGTCACCCTCATGGACGGACGCTTAGTCATCTTTGACCTAAAGACAGGCACCGATCTGTCGTACTCATATGGCAACATCGCTGTACAGCTCGCCATGTATGCCAACGCTGAATGGATGTACAACTGGAAAACAGGCGAACGCCAACCGATGCCAGACCTAGACAAAACTGTGGGCATCATCTGCCACCTACCAGCAGGCGACGCAACCGTATCGTTCCACGAAGTCAACCTCGTAGCAGGATGGGAAGCAGCCAAACAATCATTCACCACACGCGAATGGCGCAAACGCAAAGACCTATTCAAGCCCTACACATTCAGTGACAAACCACGAACCGTGACCCCACCCAAAGCCGTACCAACCAAAGTTGTTGAGACCACTAAGTCTTTGACAGCCCGTGCAGGTTGGATGAAGGCACGAATCCAAGCCCTGACGGTACCGGCACAGAAGATGTTGGTGTTGTCTTGGCCTGTTGGGGTGCCACACTTCGACCAATGCACCAACGAACACTTTGATTCGTTGATCCGAGTCATCGAGTTGGTAGAGGCTGAGCATTCGGCACCGTTCTTTGAACCTGACCCAACAACACGAAAGCCGAAGAAGCGCAAGATTGCAGGCTTCGACAACCCAGACGATGCGTACCCAGGATGATCGACCCAATCGAAGGTCGTGCATACGACGTGCGCAACGAAGACATCCAAGCGTTGAACTACATCAAGACACAAATCCAATCCCTTGATCACGAACGACGCAACGAATACGCAACCTTGCTTATTGATGCCCAGTCAGCTAAACGGAACATCAATCTGAGCGCAAACAAATCTCACAGACGATACGAAATTGCTAGAGGCATCCTGCTTCTCATGCAAGACGGACAGTTTGACCGAGACTTGGTGAAGGGCATCTGCTCCCACATCACCAAAGAAACATACACAAAGGCAGGCGAAGCACTAGGTCATCTGAATGCTAAACAGGCAGAGCAGTTCGCTCAAATCTGCTACGGCATCACAGTCGATCAAGTGACAATCCAATACATCCCAGAACAGAACTCGTTCAGAGTTCAGGAGGTTAGGCAATGACAGACATATTCCTACAAGACGGAGGATCAAAATATCCTGCGCTCAAGTTCGAGACACCAGGCGACACCCACACGGGCAAAGTTTTGGAAGTCAAGAAGTTGGAAGATCGTGACCCATCGGGCAACACGAAAACTTGGGACAACGGAGACGTGCGATACGTGTTCGTGTTCACCATCAACACCGGCACCGAGATTGGCAACCTTTGGGCGCGTGGTTCAATGGTCAAAACAATCCGTGAAGCAGCACAAGCTGCAAACGTGACATCAATGGTCGGCACCAATCTGACTGTGAAATACACAGGCAACGGCGAACAGAAAACGAAAGGATTTAACGCACCGAAGTTGTACAAAGCCAAAGTTGAGGCTGGAACAACTGACGATTCATCCGCGATGTGGTAACTACCACACGATGACACAAGTTTGCTGGGTGGGTATACGCCCTCCCGTCGATGCCCACCCAGCAATTCAGTACCAATAGGAGCAACATGACAAAGCAAGACCTACAAAACGCAATCCAATTCTTAGAGAAGATGGTCATCGGGGTAGCAGACCAAGACCGATTCTTCGCCACATTAGAAGCACTCAAAACCGAACTAGCACGAAGGAACAAACCCAAATGACACCAGACACCATCAACCTGATAGCAGAACTCGAACAACGAGTCTCCGAACTATCAGCAGCACTCGAACTCGTCACCGAAGACCGAGACAACCTACGCGACGCAGGCAACAGCCTCATGCACGAACTCGAAGCATGTCGCACAACACTTGTCCAAGCCCACTCAGACATCTCACGCCTCCGTGTGTACCTAGCCCAAGGTGCAGAGTTGTAATGGGAATGAGCGACTACGACATTGACATGAAGCACTACCAGTTCCAAGTGCTAGAGCTATGCAACGAAATAGCGAAACTCAACTCCCACATCCAAACCCTAGAAACCACCTTGGCAACAATGTCTGGTGAACTACACGCACTAAGAATGGACACACAATGAGAATGTTCAATGTTGGAGACAAAGTAATCCTTGATGACGAATCAGGTGTCATCGAATCAGTGATAGTTGGTGCCGAAGGAAATCTTTACGATGTGCGATATACAGCAATGAACATAATGATCGCATCAAATGTGCCAGAAGAAGACATCCAACCTTGGCAAGCAGACGAACAATGATTATTGCCCTGCGTGACACCAGCCGTGATGACTGCGAACTGTATTGGCATTGGGTCAACGACCCTGAAGTGCGCAAACATTCTCACAACACTCGCACTATTGAATGGGAAGAACATTCATACTGGTTCAACAAGCAACTAGACCGAGATAACGTGCGAATGTTTGTTGCCTACGACTGGAGTTCAATCGGTGCTGCACCAGTCGGGCAAATACGATTTGAATACTCAAACAAAGAATGGAACCTGTCGTACTCTGTTGACTCAGAATATCAAGGGCAACGGATTAGCAAACAAATGATTCAACTCGGACTTCAAGAACTCACCATCATCAAAGCAGAAGTCAAACCTGACAACACCATCTCCAACCATGTCTTCACCAGCCTCGGCTGGACTAAGACCGGCACAACCTACAGGAGTCCACAATGACCTTGCCTGGACTCAGCCGACTCAACCCCTGCCCATGCCGACAGCCCATACCGGCACAACCCAACTGTGGTGATCGAGGTGTTGAAGATGATGATTGAAGACCCGATAGCAGAGTTTATTGAAGCAGCAGCAGACGGACTATGCACTGCCTATGTGGTGGTGGCAACCGTCGAGCGGATTGATGGTTCGCAGTCGTTTTGGATAACAACCCTGAATAGGCAGACCTCATCCACTACGCTCGGACTCCTAGTATCAGCGACCTCAGCTGAGCAGTATCGAATAGCAAAATCATTGACCGAAGGAATGTAATCAAAGCCCCAAGGAGGCGACAATGGCAACACAACCTAAACAGCACAGATACCCAGCAATCAACTTGCTGAACACATTCACACCAGGTACCAACGACCAGCAGATAGGAGACATGCTTGGCATCAGCCGATCATGTGTTATCAGATGGCGCACAGTAGGCAAAACACTCTACGAATATCAAGCAGACAACTATGCAATCAAACTTGGATTCCACCCAGCCGAGATATGGCACAACTGGCTAGACGACGCAATGAGCATCGCATGAAAGTCCTCAGCCTCTTCAGTGGTGTCGGTGGATTCGACATGGGCTTAGAGAACGCCGGTATGGAAACAGTGTTCCAATGTGAATGGGACAAACATGCCAACAGTATTCTGCACAAGCATTGGCCTGATGTCCCCAAATGGGATGACGTCTCAACACTCACAGGCAAACACATTCTTGCTCACGCACCTGTCGTTGATGTCGTTGCATGGGGTTCACCATGTCAAGACCTCAGTGTTGCAGGCAAACGAGCAGGCTTAGAAGGTGGAAGATCAGGCTTATTTCACGAAGGAATCAGAATCATCAAAGAACTACAGGAGGAAACGAATGGACAATATCCAAGAATCTCTATTTGGGAGAACGTCGTCGGCGCACTCAACTCCAACCGAGGCGCTGACTTCGGGATCATCATTGACGAAATGGCAGAAGCAGGGGCGTTGGCAATCGAATGGAGTGTGCTGGACGCACAATACTTCGGAATACCCCAACGACGAAGGCGCGTGTTCGTCATCGCTATCTTTGATCCTGTCCTCGCCAACCGAAGTCCAAACCCGTTACTACCTGTCAGCGAAAGCTTGCCAAGGCATCTTGCGAAGAGCAAACCGAAGAGGAAAAGTATTACCAGCGAGACTTCAGAAAGCGTTGGAGCAGATGGTCAATGGGCAGCTGGAACAACCCCTGACGGAGACATCCTCAGAACAAGCGTGACATCAAAATGGCACAAAGGTTCCGGTGGGCCAAGTGGTTCCGAGTATTACAACATGGTCGTTGAAGATCAACCAATCTTGATTGACCGTGCAGCATTCAATCAAGGTGAGAATGCGTTATATCAACCACACATCTCAGATGATCCAATATCACCGAGCCTCGTTGCACAAGGCCCACATGCAGTATTCGTGAAGTCAAGTCGTGCGCAAACCTCAGAAGATTCAGAAACATGGATACAAGGTGAAGTCAACCCGACGCTTAACTCGTTTGATGTAGGTGACACCCGTGCAACCACAGCCATCATTGAAGAACCAATCTTCTTCCAAGCACACCAAAGTGGTGAAGCAAGAGTCAAAGAGAATGTGATGCACACATTGTCAGCGATGATGGGAACAGGAGGCAACAACGTGCCACTACTTGCCTTTGACACCCAGTTCGGTAGCAACGCCAACGTGACAGAAGAAGTATCACCCACTCTCAAAGCATCACAACAATCACCGAGCGTTGCTTACGGTTCTGAGCCAACGATGGCTGTGCGCCGGTTGACCCCACTCGAATGTGAACGGTTGATGGGTTGGCCTGATGATCACACTCGATACAAAGCTGACGGCACTGAACAAGCCGACACCCACCGATACAAACAGTGTGGCAATGGTGTTGCTTCACCAGTAGCCCAATGGATAGCCAAGCACATTCTCAACATCTAACTGAAAGTAACCCTGCGCAATGAACACATTAGATACAGCACTCGCCTATACACGATTAGGTATAAGAGTGGTACCAATCAAACCTGGACACAAATACCCTGGAATTGACAACTGGCAGAACCTAGCTACCGATGATACCGATGTGGTCACATCATGGTGGGCTGGTGACTACAAGACCTATGGCATCGGGATCGCTACAGGACGCACGAAGCATGGACAGATATTCGTGGTCGATGTTGACGACCGTGAAGAGTATCGAGGCTCAGACACGTTGCATGACTTGGAGCAACGGTATGGGGCGTTACCTGAAACGGTCACAGCGATCACCGGCACAGGAGGTCAACACCTCTACTTCTATTCACCTGTTGAGGTGCGCAATGATGCTGGGTCAAGGCTTGGGGTGGGTTTAGACATCAGGGGTGAGGGTGGTCAGGTGTTAGCTGCACCGACACTGCATCCGAACGGCAGACAATACCAGTGGGTTGACGGGATGTCACCACTCGATAGGAAGCCATCAGACGCACCACAGTGGCTCCTGACGCTTCTCACCACCCAACCTGCGATGATCAAACCCCAAGGCACCACAGACCTGTTCTTAGCTGACCCAACAACACCATCGGCTCGATACTGTGCGCAAACCACATGGGAGCAACTCCTGATCCCAGACGGCTGGACATTGGCAAAGACTGATCGTCATGGTGAACAGCATTGGACTCGACCAGGTAAAGACACCCGTGACGGCATCTCAGCCACCATTGGTCACAACGGCAACGACGCACTCATTGTCTTCACCTCCACCATCCCTTGGCTACCCGAAGGCGGATACAACCGATTCGGATACATGGCAGCACGTGACCACAACGGTGACTGGAAACAAGCAGCCAAACAATTCTTAGCCCACAACACCACCCCAGCCGACACCACCACCATCACACCCGATGAAATGCTCAGCATGCTTGTCGACTGGAAAACATTCTGGACACAAGAACACGTCGTCGAAGACTGGATAGCCAAACCACTCATCGCACGCGCACGACAAACAGCACTCTTCGCCGGAGCAAAGACAGGCAAAAGTTGGCTCACACTCAACGTCGTTGCAGCCCTAGCCACAGGCAAACCAATACTCGGACACCCACCCCAAGCCCAAACCCACTGCCTCTACCTCGACTATGAGATGGTAGAAGCAGACCTATACGAACGCCTAGAACAATTCGGCTACACAGAAGAAGACGACCTATCCCACCTTCACTATGCGCTCATCCCATCCCTACCCCCACTCAACACAGCTGAAGGAGCCTCAGCGATCATGCGACTGTGTGAGTTGACTAAGGCTGAGGTTGTTGTGATTGACACCACAGGACGCGCCATCGAAGGTGAAGAGAACTCTGCTGACTCATACCGTGAGTTCGCTAGAACCACAGGGTTAGCCCTCAAACGCGCTGGTATCGCCTGTGTACGCACAGACCACGCAGGCAAAGACGGAGGCAAGAAACACGGACAACGAGGCTCATCAGCCAAGAACGACGACGTGGACATCGTGTACCGACTAGACAAGACAGACGACGGACTCATGCTCGTCAGAACCCACACACGCATCAGCTGGGTACCAGAGAAGATCGACCTCATCGTCGAAGACATAGACGACATCACCACCATCCGACAACGCACCAGAGCAACCAAAGGCTGGACAGCCCAAGAGATAGCCCTCGCCAAACACCTCGACACATTAGGCATCCCAAAGAACGCTGGAGTCAACGAAACACAACGCATCGCCAAAGAACTTGGTGCCAAACTCGGACGCAAATCTGTACTCAGCAGAGCCATCCAATGTCGCCAACTACCCACCCCAGACCCCCTAGAAACGGGAACCACCCTCGGGAACCACCCTCTAGACCCTATGGTGGCTATGGGAACCACACACCGTACCGATAGGTACGGGGTGGTACCAGCCCAAAACCTAGAACAATTTGACCTAGACCAAAACT